CCGCGTTACGCGAGTTCATTTCGGGGCTACCAACTCAGGGCGTGTACACTCAGCAACACGTTAAACAGGCTTCGGATTGGTTTACTCGAATGACAGGCCAACGCCATAGCTGCTCAAGTTGTAAGGCGAACATCATTTTTAATTTTCTCAGGGAGTCCATTCGTGAGGCTAGCCCCGACGATTTGGGGTAATAAAAACCGCTTGGCCGTTTTATAAATAAACAACATGCCGTTACCCGAGAAACAACCTAATGAAACAAAAGCCGAATTCATTTCGCGATGTATGGCCGACGCCAAAACGCTCGAGGAGTTCCCAGACGCGCCACAACGCTTCGCCGTTTGTCAAACACAATGGGCGAAATAGTTGTTAATAAGTGCGGTTGGGCCGTCGGTGGAATACCAATGTTTTCGGGCAAAATAGAGTTATTAACAGATTAAAAAAATGGAAATTACCGAAATACTTTACTATGTGGGGGCGATAGCTCTCATTTCCTTCGGCGTGTGGGGCGCCATTGACGCAATTAAGCAAACGAGAAACAACAAATAACATGGCTTACAATTTCCAAAAGTCCGAAATTAAAAAGGCGATCGAAAACTCAGGGGGTTACATTTCCGAAATTGCTCGGCGCCTGGGGTGCGATTGGCACACGGCCGATAAGTACATTAAACAGTTCGAGTTAACCGCTGAGCTTCAAATCGAGGACGAAAAGGCAACCGATCGCGCCGAGGTTAAGTTAATGGAGGCGGTCGAAGCGGGTGAAATTGCGGCGATCATTTTCAGGCTTAAAACGAAAGGCAAAAAACGCGGTTACGTTGAACGCCAGGAATTAACCGGAGCCGACAACCAACCAATAATTACGATAAGCTCGAATTTATGAAACTGAAGATTCCAGGCGACGGCTCTCAAATTACCCTCCGGCAATTCATGGACTATCAAAACGCGGTCGACGATATCGAGCGCGTAATGGTAATTATAAACAAATCGAGGGAATACTGCGAGAGCCTCAAGGCCGACAGCGTTCAAACTATTATAACCCTATTCGCTGAAGTGATCGACTCGAGTTCGAGCAAGTTCGAACGGGTGGCGGTTGTCAACGGAAAGCGCCTCGGGTTCATTCCAGACATTAACGCCATGACGTTTCGCGAGCACGTCGATCTCGATTCATACGCTAAAGTAATTTGGCATTTAAACGGGAAAGTGGATTACAAAGAATTTCCCGCGTTAATGGCGATCCTATTCCGCCCGGTTACTGAGCAAGTGGGCGACTTTTACAACATTCAAAAATACGACTCCTCGAAAACGAGCAATTATATGCCGGAGGTTTTAGGTTTAACTCTCGATCAGGTTAACGGGGCGTTGCTTTTTTTTTCGACTATCGGAGCGGGATTGGTGAACAATTCTCTGGATTATTTAGATCGGATGATGACGACGGAGCTGAGCGAGATTATACACCCTCAGGGCTCGCAAAATGGGGGTGGTATCATATACTCCAGTCAGTAGCGAATAACGACATTACCAAACACGAACAGGTTTTGGATAAGGGCGCAAAGGAAATTTTTGTTTATTTAAGTTATATGAGGGACTACAACGCCGAACAGGCGCGAATAATGAAACAAGCGGTTCAATGATTACACAAATAAGTTACAACGTTCTAATTGATAGGTTCCGGGCTTTTGCCGCGGGCCATTACTTAATTAAACAATTCACTCACGGGCACCCTTCGGCGATCGATATTGAAAAGGGTTTGACGTTCCCCTGGATGCATGTTTTTCCCGTGGAGGTCGAACCGCGCCCAGGCTCGCGCCTTTATTCGTTTATTGTAACCTTTGCGGATTTGCCGCGCGATAAGGAAACGCCGACAGAATACGAACGCGAGATTATAAGCGATTGCATAAAGTTGGCCGAGGATCTAGTGGCCGAAATTCAAAACGGGCTTGTTCTTTTCGGGCCAACGGTTGAGCTCGAGGGCTCGCCTTCTATTGAGGTTTTTATTCAGGAATACAGCCAGACGCTCACGGGCGTAAACCTCGCCATTACCCTTTCGGTTCCCTGGGACTGGAGCGCTTGCGATATTCCCGCCGACTGGACGGTAGGGGGTTCGGGTTCGGGTGGAACCGGAGGCGGTGTTGGTTTGGTTTTGAGAACGAACGGAGTTAATAACGCGGTTCAATCGCTTTTGAATTTACAGCAAGGGACGAACATTACCCTAGTCGATCAAGGTGACGGAACGGTTTTAATTAGCGCCACAGGTGGGGGCGGTGGCGGTGGGGTTTCAAGTGTGGGCCTTTCGATGCCGTCGGGGTTCTCTGTTAGCGGTTCGCCCGTTACAAGTTCGGGAACGCTAGCGGTTACGGGTAACGGTGACGCGAGCGAATATATCGACGGAACGGGAGCGCTTCAAACATTCCCAACTATTCCCGCCGCCCAGGTTAACAGCGATTGGGCCGCGGTTGGCGGCGTTGCCGAGATTTTAAACAAACCAACTATTCCCGACGCTTCGACTTTTGTACCTTATATGGGCGCGACTGGAAACGTTGATTTGGGCGTTCATTCATTAACCGCCAATAATGGAACGGATAACACCGAAATCAACCCCGCATTTTTTGGGGTGCAAAATTCAGCGGGCACAAAGTTTTCCCTTTTAGATAGGACGGGTTTAAACGTAACAGACAGCACAGGGGGCGGAAGTGTTATGATCGTAAACGCGGGCGGTTTAACCTTTCCCGACGCAACGAGTCAATACACGGCCGCGCCTGTCAACCTGGACGATTTGGGCGATGTTAACGCGGCGGCACCAACAAACGGCCAGGTGCTCGCGTTCAATTCAACCTCGGGCGATTGGGAGGCCATAACGCCCGCCTCTGGGGGTTCGGTTACGTCGGTTGGTTTGACTATGCCGAGCGCGTTCACGGTTTCGGGCTCGCCTGTTACCACAGCGGGAACCCTCGCGGTTTCTGGAGCGGGTACAACTGAGCAATATATAAGGGGTGACGGAACCCTCGCCAATTTCCCGAGCACCGGAGGCGGTGGCGGTCAAATCTTTTATTTCAACGGCAACGTGGCTCAGCCTTCGATTGGGGGAAATAATTACTTTCAGTTAGGAACGAACGCAAACACGGGCCCGGCGGCAAATTTTACTCGAGCGACAACGGGAGTAATTGCGCGGTTTATTACGGACGTCGGTTCGCCGAATCATTTAATAATACCTTCGGGTGTTTGGACGATCGACGTTTATTTGAGTGAGACGGGCGGCGGTTCGAATAACGCCGAAATCGTGTCGAAGTTGTACACATACAACGGCTCCACATTTACGTTAATCGCAACGTCAACGCTCGAGCAAATAACTAACGGAAGCGTTCCGGATCTATACACGTTTTCGATTTCGGTTCCGAGCACAGTTACCGCCGCAACCGATAGGGTTTATATTGAGTTTGATATTCAAAACACGAACGGAAAAACGGTCACGCTTTACACCGAGGGAAACAAGATTGGGGAGGTTCATTCAACTTATGCGATTGGCCTCAGCTCGTTGAACGGTTTAACGGCGAACACCCAGACGTTCGCAACGGGCACCGCGGGAACCGATTTCGGCATTAACTCAGCGGGCACCGTTCACACGTTTAATTTACCGACGGCCTCAGCTTCGAACCGGGGCGCCCTTACTAGTGCGGATTGGTCAACGTTCAACGGAAAGTTAACAGGAAACGCCGCTATTACAGGGGCGACGAAAACAAAAATAACATACGATTCGAAGGGACTAGTAACGGCGGGCGCTGACTTAACCGCTTCGGATATGCCGACAGGAATAGACGCCGCCAATATCGGAACGGGTGCGGTTAGTAATACGGAGTTCGGTTATTTGGACGGCGTGACGTCGGCCATTCAAACCCAGATTAACAATAAAAAAGATACAATAACCTACGGCCAGGTTTACGCCGTAACGGTTGGCGCTAGTTCGACGGTTTTCGGGGCCATAACGGGTTTAACTACTTTCAACGCGACGGAATCAAACAGACAGTTCGCCGTTCCGGTTGCGGGTATCTTGAGAAACTTTTACGTTAAAATGAGCGGAACCCAGAGCGCAACGGGAACGCTCGTTATTACAATTCGAAATAACGCAACCTCGAGCGCTGTTACTGTTACGGTTGCAAACGGCGACGGGGTTAGCCCAACGAAAAGCGATAACACAAACACGTTAACGGTTGCCGCGGGCGATTTGCTCGCCATTCAGCTAGTGAATAACGCAACGGCCGCGAGTGCTTCGGTTCTCTCAATGGCCTTTATAATTGAACGAACCTAATGGCGTCGCTAGCCGAAAATAGAGAGCTTTTGGACGCGTTCGGGGATCGCGTAATAAAGACGGCCCAGGCCAACCTCAGGAAGCGGCGATCGATTCGGGGCCGTTCGGTTAATAGAGTTGATACGGGAAACCTCCGAGACAAATTAACTTACAACTATTTTAAGCGAGGGCCGAAAATTATTCAATGGTTCGGGGTTCCTGAGAGCGATACAGCGACGCGCAATTACGCCGACGTGATCGAGAAAGGCCGAACGCCAAACAGCAACCCGCAAACGTGGCCGCCCGTGAGCCCAATTTACGCCTGGATGCAACGAAAAGGGTTGTTCAAAACAGGCGATAGCGAGCTCGATAAAAACCGTGCGGCGTATGGCGTGGCGAAGAGCATAGGTAAAAGAGGTATTGTTGGCGTTTATTATATGAGGGACGCGCTCCAGACCGAATTGAGGAAAAGCGGCAAAGAGTTTCGGGAATTTTACACGCGCGAAATTTTAAAACAACTCCGGTTAAAAGCGGATAAATATATTAAGTAAACATGGCGATTTATCTAGATGAGGGCCCGTTTGATTTGACGCCGAGAGGCCAAAAATTATTGTACGTTGTTTTGTCGACGAACATAATTCAGGACGGCTTTAAGTATGGGGTTAAGGTAACGGATACCACAACGAGCCAGGAGTTTAATTTTTTTTACACGCCGG